GGCGTTGTACAGCAAGATGGCGCCAGACGGCAGTGTGATACGAACAGCACGCGGCAAGCGATCATCGTTAGCAAGGGAAATCAGCTGGTAACCCGGCAAAGTATCATCATCAGCCACTGAGAACGTCAGGCCAGCCGCAGTTTTAAAAGTAGGAATCCGTTTTTGTGCATCAGCTTCCAAAAACTGGTATTCCAAAAACTGCTGTTCCCCACCTGTAGAAGTTGAAGATAAAATTTGAGAAAGTTGCGTCCAACCGGTGATCTTGCGCAATGAACCCGCCCCACCACCAGACGGATAAATACCCGTTGCGGTAGTGTCAATATTTTCCAAATCACCGGAACTGGCACTAGCGTTATCCACACGGACAACCTTGTTGGTCAACCGAGACCAGCCCGATGTAACCTCAACAATATCCCCATCAGCCAAATTATGGGCTGCAGAAGTCGTGAAAGCACTGGGGCTTGCGTTAGTTAATGCTGTAATATCTTGTACTGCGTCATAACCCGACGCTACGGCGATTAGGGCGCCGTTAGGAAGCGAAACTGCCATATCATTTTCCTTTTAATGGACGAAAAAAAAGCGCCCATCAGGACGCAAATATAAAAAAACCGTTTTTAAAGCGGCAACAACTACTTAAAACCAAAAACTAAAATCCTGTCTTGAGCCATACAAACCAGAATCAAAGTCATACTCGGAAACCGATGCCCCCTCAACGTAAGCACGTAATTCAGTAACCAGCTTATCTTGTATGGCACTAATCAGAGATGTTGACTCAACCCGTTTTTCTGACCAAACCATGATCTGGATACGGGCATTTTTCTTACTCATGGGCTTGGCCTCAAGCACATTGATGGCCCTGCCCCCTACCTGCTGATACAGAACATATGGAAATCCAGTACCCGCCGGGGCGGTATCTGGATAAATACGCCCATCCACCATAGAAGATATGGCTGACATAATTTGCAATTCAATCAATTTGAAATCTCCTGAATTTTCTGGCCAAAACGTTTTTTTACAACTTCCAGTGCTTCAGCCAGTTTTGCATCAGCCGTAGGACGTAAATATGGACTACCAGGAACAAAACGAGGTGCCGGTAACGGTCTTTTTTTCAGTGTTTTCCAGCCTTTATTTTTTGTTTTAATAACCTGGAAAGATTGCATATGGCCATATTCAACCAGCCACCAATGCGATGCCTTTGCCATGTTGACGCCCACAAAATACGTTCTATTTGGCTGCTTCTCAGTTGCCCGGTCCATATAACGGTAAACCGCACTCTTCAACTGGCCATCATCAACCGGTACCCTTACCTGCAACTCGTCATATAAAACCTTTGCGCCGGCAGCAACCGCACTGGTCAACACCTCACCCTGCAGGTCTTTTGCAAACTGTTCCAACTGCCTTTTCAGATCACCGGCCAATTCAATCTTAAGGGTACTCATACAATTTCCTTAGCCGGCAAATCCATGTAGCCTTTTCGAACAGCAGGAAGGACGGCAGAAATTTCATAAATCTTGCCATCCAACCTAATCTGCATTTGCTGGGTTACCGGGTAATCGCGAATCCTGAAACTTACTTTCGTCTCAGCAGTTTCTTTATCAGCCGTAATAAATTCACGGCCATTCAAAAACCGGACATTTGCCCACAAATCAGCCAGTTTGAGCCAGTGGGCAACCGGCTGCCCGAAACTGTCAGCAATCAACGTTGAATGCCACAATTCAATAAGTGTATCCAAAGACCCGGCACGCATCAGAAACGTTTCCTATACCACAAAAGGCGATCTACACCCAGCTGAACGGCAGAAGGCACCGCACCTATCACCACCGCTTCACGGTTGGCGTACCAATGGCCAACCAGCAGTAAAATGGCCTGTGTAATGTCTGGCGTCATAGCCATTTCATCTTCATTGGCCGGGGCCTCAACGATTTTTCGGTCACAATGCTGCTCAACATGCGCAATAGCTGACTGCAGATAACTGTTCAATAAGTCATCTTCGATGTCATGCTGCACCCTAAGTTGCTGTTTGACTAATGCAAGATCAATCATTTCGTCTCTTTAGGAGCCGCTGGCTTGGTCAACTTCGGGCTTTCCTGTGCCTCATCAACAAACTCAACAGCTAAACCACGACCAATCAAATCATGCCCGGCTTGCTGGCTTACCTCCAGCACATCACCAGCACGATGATGAACAGCCTGGTCAACGAAACCCCAAATTACCTTAACTTTCATGATTTCTCCAAATTATGATGATATATAGCCAAAAGGGGCAAAAGCCCCTTTTTTTTACACAGCGAAAACACCCTTCACGAAAGCATAAGGACGGCGAACAGCCAGGCCAAGACGCTCTTCCACCAGCAGAACACGCTGGTTTTTAATGAAGTCATCATTGATCATGCCCACCTTCACAGTAAAGGCCATTCGGTCATAAATTCGTGCACCCTGGGCAAAAGAACCTACCAGGAACTCTCCGCCGGTGGTAGTACCATCTCCCTCATCCATGGAGTCAGAGGTAACAACGGGACGGCCCCACAGGATTGGGGTAACCAGCCCTTGAAGATTGGCAAACAAGTATCGGTTCGTGGTGTCTTTCTGCAGCTCAATATTCATCCAGTTCAGCTCAGGCATCACGACCGCATCGGCTGAACGTTTAGACTGTTTACGAACCTGATAAATTGCACGACGGACCGTATCAATATCAGTATCACCGGACTTGGCCAATCCAGAATCATATGTGGTTGCCTGGGTCATGACGCCGTTCAGGTTATTACCGGTACCCACACCCTTCAGAATCTGGGCTTCTTCTTCTAATTTCAGGTCATAACGTAATAATTCCTGAATGTAACCCCATAGTTGAGGCACATCCTGTTCTGCCTCTTCAGTAATAGGCATCCAAACCGCCAGTTTCTTGACCGTATCCGTCTTTTGCTCAAAGGTTACATCGCTGCTTGGCTTTGCAGCACCTTCAGCAACAGGCGCTGCACCACGGGTATGCAATAATTCAGCAAAGTAGCTGAAACTGTTTCCCTGGTTAACCGGGATTGATGGAATCAGGTCCCGAATCTTCAGCTCTTGACGAGGCTTGTCCTGGATTACAGGATCATAAACAGGCGCCACAATGCCAGCGCTGGCGACCTTGGTTTCCATCATGGAAAGCATATCAGACTTGGCAATTTCAATTTCAGCCTTGTCCTGTTTACGTGAGGTCATAGACTGATAATCGGCATTGGATTTCACCAGGTCAACAAATCCTTTCTTCAAGCCACCCGGCATCTGCAAACGAACACCTTTTTCTTCCAGCTCCTGAACCTTGTCAATGGCTTTTTGAAGTTCACCTTTCTGGTTTTCAATGGTACCTTTCATTTCGGCGGTAATTGCCTCACCCTTGGCCAAGGCTTCTGATACGTTATCGTATTTTTGCTGCAGATCGGTAAAACCTTTTTTAAGCTCTGTTTCAATGCTCTCGCGCATTGCTTTGATTTGATCAGTCATGTAGACTCTCCAAAAATAGATTTGATGGTATTTTCAAGATTTTTCAGCTCTTCCACGGTCCCCGTGTCCATCTTGACACCATCACGGTGCAATGCTGGATAGCTGATAGAAGCAACTGCTGCCGCCTCTTTTTGTGATAGGCCCATGCGTTCACGCAAGGCATTTTCAAAAATTCGTATATCTGACTTAACGCTTAATACTTTGGCCTCCCGATTCATACCAAATGGCACAATCGAACCTTCCCAAAGCTCCGCTTCCTTGATGACACGGATTTTTCTGCCATTTCTGGTTTCCATGTCATAGTCAATAAGGTTGAATCCAATAGACATGGAATCCAGCGTGCCATCCTTCATGAGTTCATAAGCATCACGGGCATAGCTAACATTCAGATTGATCTTTCCCTTCAGGTACAGACCATGATCATCTTGATTGAATTCAGCAGCGCCAATCAACCTAGTCAAGTCATGAAAAAGGGCCAGCTTTAATTTGCCGGCCCTTGTAGTGTTTACTTTTGTGAATGCCCCAGGAATAATTACATCGTTTCCCGAGTCAATATTATTGAAAACTGAAGCATAGCCTTCAAAATTGCCTGCTTCATCCACTGATTTCACCTCAAAAGGCGCTTCGTATTTAGTCAGCATTGGATTGCATCTCCCACCGCGTTACGCGGCCATAATCGCCACCCAACGGTGGTAAATTCTCTTTTTCCCGAACTTCATCGATAGACATCCAGCCGGACCCACCCGAACCTCCCAAGGCGGACTGATAATAAGATGCCCGTGCAGCAGAATCACCACGCAAAATACCTTCAACGACAAATTCCACAAATCGGCTTGTACCACCAAATATTTTTTCGTTAAATTCGTCCTCGATAGCATCCAGGTATGGCTTAACACCAAACTTGACGAATCCACCTACCTGCTGCTCAAGGTTGGATCCCATAATGGATGTCTTGCTGGCACGATTGGCCAAAAAAAGGGGTACCCCCCAAATCCCGGCCAGCTCCTCTTCTGAAAACTGCCGAGACTCAATAAATTGGCTGTCTTTTTGGCTCAAGCCAGCCGGAATAATGGTTGGCCCTCCCTGCAGGATGCCCATTTTCCCGATACTTTCGGTGTCACCTGCCCTTACGTCAGGAAACTTGGCCATAATTTGCGCCTGCTGCTCTTTGGTCAAGAAGTCTTTGTAAACGACATATCCACCTGTAAAACCACCCTTACGCATGAATCGTGATGACCAGTCTTGCGCTGCCTTGGCTGACCCCATTGTTTCAGCCATTGCCTCAACCGGAGACATACCAATAATCCCGTCTTTACTGAACAGCTTAAAATGCAGCATATTTTCAGGTGACACCGGTATACGGGCACCCTGGATATTTACGTAGTAAATAAGTCCAATGCCCTCATCACTCTGGTCTACGTCAACAGATTCAACTGATACAGGTATAGTGCCAATCCATTCACCTGATGAATTACGCTGGATCATGGCAAACCCATTGCCGCACAAAGCCATATTCACAACCATGGCTTTAAGAAAGTTCAAACGTGTAATTACGGGATTTGGCTTACTCAATAGCCTCAACTGTCGCCTGTCAGCAGGCTTATCTTTGCTTACCTGTGAACGGTCTCCACCAGCATCTTCATATAGTTTAAAAGGCAGGCCTGATACCGTTTCACTCAAAATCTTAATGCACGACCAAACCATGGGGATCGTAATCGCATTATCTGGCGTAATGGTGACACCCGCATTAGTGCCCTTTCCGCCTACTGACAACTCAACATAATTTCCGCTTACTGGATCGTTGTAGCCGAACATGCGCCACGATAAAGGGTTATACCAACGAAATGCCATGTGTTATCCAATCAATCCAAAAAAACCATGTTCCAAATAATCGTTCATGCCACCTTTTGCCGCCGGATTATCTGCCATCAACTCCACCGCATTAAAAGCGGCCATCAAAGGGTCAATCTTTGCTGACCCACTGGCCTGCTTTGTAATTAGAATGGAATTTCCCCTTGGTTCCACCTTCGCATTGCCTACACACCAAGCCATCATTGCCTGGCCACCATGAACAATCCCGCCTTCAGCCAGTTTTCGTTCTGTGGCCTTAATTGCCCCACCCAGCTTATAGCCCTGCGAAATGGCCACAATGACTTCCTGAGGCACACCCTCGGCAATAATGGAGTCTATAAATGCAGCAATACCAACCGGATCTACACCCACTTTATCTAAAAGACCGCTTCGATAAACCTGAGCCACAATCCTGCCAACCGCTTGGGCATCTTGCCCAATATGATCAACAATCGTTAAATCACCATCCCTGGCAAAATCATGAAACCGTGGTGCTTCCGCCTTTCTTCGTTCCAAAACAGATGGATGGGCCCAGGCATGCGTCCATAGCATCCATTCGCGGGTTTCCTTGTCACGACCCACTACCGCCAGACCAAGCAAGTCATCAAGGCCACCACCGTCAATTCCTACAGTAACCACTTCCGAACGCTCAACCAGCTCCTCCAGCGCAAGCCCTTTTCTTGTGCCCTGCTGTTCCCAAAAATCAGCACCTGGCCAACGATCTGAACGCAGGCTCAAGCCAATCTCAATATTCAAGTGCTTGGCTAAAAACTGCTGAAAGGATCCATCAGTGTTGCCTTTGAACCGGTTAAGCTGGTCTTTCAGCCAAGCTTGGCTTACTGATCGGCCCAGATTTGGGTTTGTGATATAAAAGTTTTCAGGCTTCATGTATGCCTTGCTGGCAATCATGTCCTGCGGGAACTCATACAAAATGCCCAATGTTCGCGGATCGTGCACATTACCGTCACGAACCTCACGCCAATAGTTCAGCTTTTCCTTGAAAACACCTGCAGGCGGCTCATCTGACTGCGTAGTCAGATAAATGACCCAACCTTCTGGCCTCGATGCCAACCCGCCTGTGGCCTCCATAAACATGGCCTGCGCTCTGGGCTGCTTGCCAAAAAGCCATAATTCATCAACCAATATCCGACCAGACTTTTTACCACCAACGGTATCCGTTTCTGCTGCCACCACCTTTAAACTGGATTTTGAAACGCGGTGCGTTATGGTCCTAATATGATCCTGCACATGGAATAAAGCTGATAGCTCTGGATCAGCCCTTACCATGCCAGCTGCTGGCCGGAAACTGTTATCTGCCACTTCCTTTGTTGGCGCCAGAATCAGGTGCTCTTCATCTTCGCGCCAGCACAAAATAACGGCTGTCAGCATTATGCCGGCAGCAATCGTTGATTTTGTGTTTTTCTTGGAAATCAATAAGCCATATTCCCGAATCATCTGGTCACCGGTTGCAGGATCACAACCACCAAAGATAGCAGCCACAAAATCAAAAACCCACAGGTCAGAACATTCACCAAATGTTGGTTTCCCAGGCAAATCCACCACGCGCAGCGCCTTAAATACATCCAGCGCCTCTTTGGCTTTCTCTGGAAATATCGGTTTCGGAATAATTGGGAGCCGATTTTTAAGGCGAGATTCCCAATCAACACAAGCGGTTGTCCATTCCATTTTTATTTAATCAATGCCAACTGCGGAGGTGCAGACATTTTGAACCGGCCACTGACAACATCGCGTGCAGCATCCTCCACTTTGTCTTTTTTACCGCTCTCACCCTTTTTCTGATGCAGATAGGGCAACAGCGCGGTAGCTGCCTGAATTCGCGTTTTTGGGTCCAAAGACAGGTTATTCATTTCAGATTTGAGCAAATCCATAGGATCATCATAGAATGCATCGGACGGATTGACGCCTGCTGGCAAAACATCCCGGCCAGCAGCCGGGTTGGTGTCAGATTCAATTGCCTTCAATCTGGCCAGGTGAGCAAGAACGCCCGGATGTTTCTCCAATCTTGAACCCGCCTGTGCTGCCGTTTTCTCCGGGCAGCCGGCAGCCAACGCAGCGTCTTTTTTGCTTAAGCCAGCAAATCTGGCTTCGGCATACAATCGTTGCTGATTGGTTAACGACATAAATTCAACTCAATAGTTAATTAACAAACAAACTTAACAAAATCCGTTAAAGGGGATATTTTCTACGCATGGG